CAAGAAATATTGTGTTATCCGTCCCGCGGGTATGTCTTCTGACATGGCGCAAAACTTCGAGTATCCCATTAACTCGAGCGATATGGTGTTCGATACACCCGGACAGTCAGAAATCCCTGACTTGCCCGCACGAAGGGGTCGGACACATCAGTGTCCGAGTGGCGCCAACAGTAGCTGTTGGTGCCACGGCTGCCGCACGATGGTCGTGCAGCAGTTTGTACAGTCCTGGGTCACCTTGATCAGTGACTTCGGGGCTCCACCGTCTGTGCAGAGAGGTTGCGCGAATAGTATTCGTGACTTTGTACTTGCCGACGATGAGCTGACGTACTGGGCCAGAGCTAAAAATATAGTGTGCTTTTTTAAGGCGCTATATCTAGAAAACTCTTGCCCAGATGTCACAGGGTACGTGTTTGGAGGAGCTTGGAAGCGATGGGCGAAGTCCCGGATGCATCTGAGCCGCCGTAATACGGCCTTGTGGGCCTCAACGTTTAAGCTGAAGAATGCCGCCGCGAGGCTCTCAGAGAGAGCAGCCGTCGTGACAATGCACAAACATTCTAAAGCCGTCAGCCGGACTTTTGAGGGTGATAACCGCCTCGTGGAGGATTCTGTTCGGACGATTATGCCGCTGCTCGAAAGGGCAGCGCGCTCGATTGCCGACGATTTCTACGCGGGTCGCTGGGAGTCCCCTGTGGCAGCGTCTAATAGCGCTTGCTACGAATCGTCTCGGGCTGACTTTGGTCAGATCGGGCACTTTATGAGGAGGGTCTTTGGACCTAACTCACCACTCGTCTGTCCTGGTGTCGGTTTTTGTGGCTTCGGCCCTCAGATCACAGCCGGGACTGCGCCTGTGGCTGTGCCTCGGGAGCATGAAGATGTTTGGGGTTGCTGCGCAAGCAGTGCCTATGACTACGACATGTACCTGAGACGTTTGGATTATGTTGAGAGGGAGGAGTCTCCGTGCGTTAAAAGCGTGCGGTTCTACGAGGAAATCACCGTTGATGGTGTTCGCTATAATAACTCGTGGTTTGAGACTTACTTTTTCCCCTCAAGCGAACAATTATGGAACAATGAAATCCAGATCGATGCAATGATCGCTGGAACCCGTGAGGAGGCCTTGGCAAAGGTCGCTGCTGTCCTAGAGCCTTTTAAGGTTCGGATTATCACTAAGGGGGAAGCTGCTCTGCAGTACGTTTCGACCGCTTTTCAAAAATCGGCGTTCGAATTCAATCGTACCGTGCCTTGCTTCCGCCTTGTGGGAGTCGCTCCGTCGACTCAGCACCTCATGGATCTGCGTAAGAACGCAGAGGGCGTGGTGAAAGACCCATGTTGGGCATCTTCGGACTTCTCCGGGGCCAGTGATGGCACCGCAGGTCATCTTCGTGATTGTATCATGGAGGTTTTGACGATGCACCTGCCTATTCATGTTCGTTCCCTCTTGGGATCCTGTAATGGCGACCATGTCGTTAGTTACCCTGGAGAACTGCTTTATCCTAGCATGCGCGAGCTTGGAACTATCGCGCCAGTTCATCAGACCTTAGGAACTCTCATGGGGGAAAAGACCTCATTCATCATCTTGTGTTACGAAGTGCTAGTCGCTCATGTCTCGAATCGTCGCCGCTGTGGGGATAAGCGGCCGTTGAAGGAGATTCTCGAGGGAGTCCTCATCAATGGAGATGATAGACTTGCGATCAGTAACCGTGAAACGGAGGATGAATTTTGGTCCTTTTGTGAACGTGTGTTTGGATTCAAGGAGTCGGTGGGAAAGTCCTACCTTCATCCGGCATACGCTAATATCAACAGCCAGTCGTATCTCTACGATCTTCGGTCGACATCGACACCATGGAAGGTGCCGGTGCGCTGTTCGGGATTAGAGAATGGACAGAAGAAGCTCGACGAGCCTTTTGATCCAACCTGCGTGATTACGCAGATCCTAGATGGCTGTTTTGATTCCAGAATGGAGTGGCTTGTGTTACAGAGGTATTTCAAACGCTTTTCGGAGCGGATCAGCAGCGTGGCCGCTGGTCGAAACCTTTTCATACACCAGTCACTCGGCGGACTTGGCAACAGGTTGCCGCAAAAACATCCCCACCGTCGATGTCGAGAGACGTGTTACCATCGCTTTGGTTGCGATTGGAAGGTGGAGGTGACGGATGTGCAGCAGTACATTGCTGCCGCTTTGCTCAACGATCCGGGCTCTTACTTATGTGGGTATGGACCGTGTCTGCCACAAGAGGATGAGTTGCCGCAAGTTATTGAGACACCTTGGGATGTCTATGGCAAAGCTACGTACTGG